ACTTTATCAAAATCGGTAGAAATGTCAAAAGAAAATGAAATTGTAAAACCTAAAAAAACAAGGAAGATTAGAGAACATAAGGAACCAAAAGAAAAAAAGGTAAAAGAACCAAAATCTGTAAAAGAAAAGAAAGAAAAAACACGGAAATTAAATATAAAAGAAGACTTGGTAACAACAAATGATGTAAAAAATGAAATAGAAGAACCTATAAAAACATTAAGTTCTCCAAAAGAGAATAAACAAAATGAAATTACTTTATCAAAATCGGTAGAAATGTCAAAAGAAAATGAAATTGTAAAACCTAAAAAAACAAGGAAGATTAGAGAACATAAGGAACCAAAAGAAAAAAAGGTAAAAGAACCAAAGGAAAAAAAAGTTAAAGAGCCAAAACCACTAAAAGAAAAGAAAGAAAAGAAAGAAAAGAAACAAAAAGAACCCAAAAAAGAAGGTACTAGAAAAAAGAAACCAAAAAAAGAACCAGAAAAAGAAATTAAAGAAAATTCAATGAATATAGATAATATGTCAAAAGAAAAATCAAAATCACCCAAAGATACATTAGGTCAAATAGAACAATTCAAAAAAATAGGGTTTTCTTATTTGGAAAAATTAAATGAAAATCAACTATCAGAAATAATAAAAGTTACCAATGATTATTACTATAATACTAAAACAGCTCTTTTAACTGATAATGAATATGATATTGTTAAAGAATACACTGAAAGAAAATTTCCAAAAAATATAGTTATTAAAGAAATAGGTGCTCCAGTAGGAAAAAATAAAGTAAAACTACCTTATGAAATGGCCTCTATGGATAAAATTAAACCTGATACAAATGAAGTATACAAATGGATAAAAACATATTCAGGACCCTATGTTATATCTTGTAAATTAGACGGTGTAAGTGGGTTGTATAGTACTGAAGGAGACCAACCTAAATTATATACTCGCGGTGATGGTAAAATCGGTCAAGATATAAGCCATTTATTATCAGTTTTTGATTTACCAAAGGAAAAAGATATTGTAGTTCGCGGTGAATTTATAATACCCAAAGAAGTTTTCAATACAAAATATAAATCGGAGTTTTCAAATCCAAGAAATTTGGTCTCTGGTATAATCAATTCAAAAAGTATAGACCAAAAAACAAAAGACCTTCATTTTGTAACATATGAGGTTATAAAACCATCGTTAAAACCAAGTGAACAAATGGATAAATTAAAAGACTTGAAACATGAAGTTGTAAAAAATAAAACAATATCCGAAATTTCAAATGATATTTTATCAGATATTCTAGTTGATTGGCGTAAAAATTATGATTATGAAATTGATGGAATAATTGTATCTGATGATAAAATATATCCTCGTAAATCAGGTAATCCAGAACACGCATTCGCATTTAAAATGGTTTTATCAGAACAAATGGCTGAAGCAAAGGTTATTGATGTTATTTGGACACCAAGTAAAAATGGTTATTTGAAACCACGTGTAAGAATTGAACCTGTTAATTTAAGTGGTGTAAATATTGAATATGCTACTGGATTTAATGGTAAGTTTATTGAAGATAATAAAATTGGTATTGGTGCGATTATACAAATTATAAGAAGTGGTGATGTAATACCTCATATAAAATCAGTTACAACGCCAGCAGAAAGTCCAAAAATGCCTTTAGTTCCTTATAAATGGACAGATACAAAAGTAGATATTGTTTTAGAAAATGTATCCGAAGATATTACTGTTAGAGAAAAGAATATTACCGCATTCTTTGTAGGATTAGAAGTAGATGGATTATCTAGTGGAAATGTAAAACGTTTAATGAATTCAGGTTTTGATACAGTACCAAAAATATTACATATGAGTAAATCTGATTATGAAAAAGTAGAAGGTTTTAAAGACAAAATGATTGAGAAAATATACAATGGTATAAAAGAAAAAGTAAATTTGGCTTCATTATTAGATATAATGGTTGCTTCTAATTTATTAGGGCGTGGTTTAGGAGAGCGTAAAATCAAACCAATATTAGAAGAATACCCAAATATATTAATCAGCGAAGAAAATGATGAAAAGAAAATAGATATGTTGAAAAGTATAAAAGGTATTGGTAAAGAAAATGCGGATAGTTTCGTAAAAAATATTCCTTCATTTATGGAATTTTTAAAAGAATGTAATTTGGAAGGTAAATTAAAAACGAATTCTCTGCGAAGTTCGGTTTTAATTGAGAACAATGGTGAAAATAAAGAATTCAAAGACAAAATAGAAGTAGACAATACTAATCCATTATATGGGAAAAAAATAGTTATGTCAAAAATAAGAGATAAAGAAATAATTGAATTCTTAAAAACAAAAGGTGCTGAATTAGATGATAATATACGTAAAGATACATTTGTATTGATTATAAAATCAAAAGAAGATATTTCAAATAAAACAAAATATGCGAGGGAACATAATATACCAATTATGTCACCAAGCGAATTTAAAGACCAATATATGTAAATTTTATAGTTTCATATTTACAATATTATTTATATAATGCGTTAGTCATATGTAAAAACCATTCTTCATCAAAATAATCCTTTGTAAAAAATTTCAAATCCTCATTTGAACGGAATTTATTATATTCTTCATGTGTTTGATATAAATGTACTCTATCAATCGGTTTTTTGATAAATTTTTTGAAATATAATTTAAAATATTTTTTTAATGCTGAAACAACTATATTATTGAATTCAGTATTATCATATATATGTCCATATAACATTGCTTTGCTTAAATATTTATCAAAATGAGATAAATGAATAGATTTACGTTCTGATAATTCTGGATAAAGTTTCTTTATTTCTAAAAAAGGCTCTATAAATTTATCAAAATATTCATTACGTTTATACATCTCTACAAAATTAGTGAAACATAAAGAAGTATTTGAATTAAATTTGGCCAAATCAATAGTCAATATAGGGCAATCATAATGATATGATGGATACCATATAGAATTAAACATTTGTTTATCATTTGATTTAAAATATGATAAACGCACTTTTCTAAATTGATGATTACTGAAGCAGAAATTTTGTAATGTAGCATTTTGTATAGGAGAAGTTTTTGTTTCATAGTATAATAAAGTAGGGTCTTCTGTAAAATTATATTTTTCAAAATAATGTAAATGTAGTTTTGATGTTTCGTGAAATAAATAATCATGAGTATTAAACTGAAATTTGCTATTTGTTAAAAATTGTAATGCATTAAATAAGCTTAATAATGTTAATGAAAATAACATTTGTTATCATTATTATATTTTTATTTTTATATTTATTTTTTATATTTATTTTATAGCATATACTGGTAGACTATCAATATCCATAAGTTCATTAAAAGAAAATGATTTTTTGTAATTTTCCAATTCACTATTTGATAATTCATATAATTTAAAGATTTGATGTTTTAATTGTTCTTCTGGTCTATGATTATGAACAGTTCTCGCAATCATTTTATATAATTTAAAATTAGGGTATCGCTCATCACCATTCTTTTTATACAATACATTTTTTCCATTATCATCCATACACCATTTTAAAATTATTTTTTGGAAAAAATCTAAATCACATTCTTTATCATCAATATCAATGATAAAATCATATATGGATGTTCCAAGACGACATAAATCAAAACTATAGTTAGGGTCAATGCGAGGTTTATTTTCATTCATATAAGGCTCACAATTATATTGTGTATGGCCGTCGCCGCCAGGAGAAAAACTATCACTACAATATTGCTTACCTTGATATCTATAAATACCTCTACCAAAATCAATTATTTTAAAAATTTTTCCAAAAGTAGGAACCTTGTATATTTTATCATTGACTTTATAATATAAGTATTCCTTATAGGTATTAACAAACATTACATTATTAGTATGAAGGTCATTATGTGTAAAATGAAAGACTTTTTGATAAGTAAGTAAAGTCATTATGATTTGCATCATAGCAGCAGCACCTTTTACATCATCTATACAATCTTTTTCAAATAATTCATCTAGCGTTCCATCACATTTTTCAAGACAAATCATTTGAATTGGAAAATTGTTCAAATAAGAAAATATTTGTGTTTCTTCACTATTTTCACTGGAAGTACCAGTTTCATCAGTTTCACTATTTTCACTTGAACTATCAGTTTCATCTGTTTCACTATTTTCATCTGTATCACTATCGTTTTCTGAACCACTATTGCTTTCACATTCATCATCTTCATCTTCTGTGCTATAATTAGCTTCGCTATTATTGGATGAGTTACTACTACTTGTGGAAGAGCATGAAGATGATTTTGCTTCATTATTCATCTTTTCATAAACAGTTTCAAAATCATTTTTACCAGTATTTTTGGTATCATTTTCTAAATTGGATGGTTCTTGTTCAAAATCGTATAACGAATCGCAAGAAATATTTAAATTATTTGATGTATTTGATATATTCAATTTATTTTTATTACCACGAGAACCAAAATTATTATAATTTGTCTGAATATTCATTGGAGTAGAAAAGTAATTACCAAGATTATTATTAAAAAATGTAGAATTTTTTAAATAATCCAAATCATCTGCTATATTCATTTTAAATTTTTCTTGTACACCTAAGAAAGAACCAAAATAATCTAATCCATGAACAAAATTATGGTTGTTTAATAATATGCTTGTTAGAAAACTAAAAAAACTGTCAACATAAGCACTATTATTTTTATCTAATAATTTAGGTAAACATTCATCCTTTGTTGTTTTCAATGTAGGCATAGTTCGTATTTTATCATCATTTATATCATATTTTCCAATCATATATCTAATAGGGTCAAGCAACGGGCCGAATTTAATAAAAACAGGTCTTTCAAATACTTCCTTGGTATTTATATGATATACATTACTTAAATCACGAATATGATATTTATTATTCAATGATATTTGATTGAAATTTTTATCATTTAATTCAAAAAAATCGTTATATATTGGGTTGTAATTTTGTAAG